GGTGCTTCGGGGTCGATGCCTTCGGCCTTGACTTCGCCTTCGGGAGCTGCAAAAAAGCCGCCCGTGGTGGGCTGCAATTCGTAGTTGTAAACCTCGCCGTCCTCAACTTCGACATAGCCCACTTCTGCGCGCAACTCGTTTTTCGTTATGGCGTTGGCCGTCCACATCTGGATAGCAAGGGCCTCGCGCTGTGCAGGGTCGGGCTTAAGGGCTTCGATGTTTGTAGTATCAAACTGCAGGCGAACGCCGGGGAACTCAGAGGCGAACGATAGCGCCATCTGTTCCTCCCATGCGTTCCACGTTGGTACGCGCGTCAATGTCGTAAACTCGCGGAAGGCCGTTTCTTTGTTGGCATACGTCGACGACAGCAGGCCCGCACGGGTCATTGCCACGGCAGGGTCCACGCGGAAGGCGCCGCAGATGGCGACCTCGAACTGCGTGAACTGATCGGGTGCGCTCAGGGCGTTGATCGATTGCCCCATCTCGGAATAGCTTACACCGCCCGACAGCACCAACGGCTTGCCAGACTGCGGACCCATGCCGCCGATCTTCTCGGCAAACTGTTCTTTGAGCTGTTCGACCACGGGGCTTGGCAGCATCTCCTGACTCGACAGGATGCCAGGGATAACGCCGCCGTTCTTGGCGATGCTGTACAGCGTCGTCATGAGTTCGTTGTATGCGTCGATGCTGATCGACGACACGACGATAGGCGACAAACCCAGATGCGGTTGCAGCGGGTCGATGTAATACGACTTGATGTGCACCACGTCGCGGACGTCGAACGTCGTAGTCTGCCCAGCACCGTCGTCGTAGACGTAACCGTCGATCCATCCCAACGGGCTGATGTGCGGGACAATCTGCCCGTAGTTGTAAGGATACAGACCGGTGATGCCACCTAAGATGTTGCGCGCCTTGACGATGTACGCACCGCCGCCGATGTCGATGTAGGTGCTTACCGTCTGCCAGAACTCGGCTTGCGACATGTACGGGTTGGGGTTGGCAAACAGCCGTGTCAGCGGGTGTGCCGGTAGCAGGTCGCCAGTTGTTGCATTTTGCGCGACGAGCGGCGCTTCGTTCAGCGTGTTCGCACGGACGGCGACACAAGCGGCAACGACGGGGTTAGCCTTGTAGCCCTCGACGACGCGCTTCTGGAACTCACTGTAGTCCGGTCGGACATACCGAGACCCCACCGCCGTTACGCGTTGCAACGGGGCAGGGGCCTGCTTGAACACCGAACGGAGGCGATCGAGTATTGCCATGTGCTGCGAAGCTATAACAAAAATATCGAAATACGCAAGCTATTTTATCGGACAGTGTCCGACAAGTGCAGGTTACCGCACCCGCCCGTTAATGATGATGCGGTTGCTGACGCTGAACTCGCCCGTCTTGTCAAGGTCGACCGTGACGACGCCGTGGTTCCAGTGGTTGCGCGGGGCGTAGTGCGGGTTTAGATCGCACAGGCAGCCCATCGACCAGCCCGCGAATACCGAGCCGTCTAACGGGCGCTTGTGCATGTCAAAGGTCGTCTTGTGGACGTGACCGACTAAGATGTTGTCCTGCGCCTTCATGCGGTAGTTGCGTGCCGGGTTGACGCCGCCACTCCCGAACCATTCGTGCCCGTGGTCGATCCACAGCTTGCCGACCGTCAGCTTAGACCGTTCGCCGATCCACTCGATACCGTGACTGCGGAGCTTTAGCAGCTCGGGCAGCGTCGCCTCAGGTAAGCCCTGCAGGGCGTCTGCGTTCTTGGCGATGTAGCGCAACCACCGCTCTTCGTGGTTCCCCTCGCGGTAGATGATACGCACCTTGTCGCCGAAGTACCGCCGCAGGTGGGCCAGCATCGCACGAGCCACGTCCAGCTCCCAAACAAAGTTGCGCTTGGCTTCGATGCGCTCGTGCGTCGAAATGTTATAGCAGTCCATCGCGTCGCCGTTAATCACTAGCGTCTGTATGCCGTAGTCCCGCAGGTGCTCGATGGCCGTAAGGTACGGGCCGTGCAGGTGGCCGTCGTCGTCGTAGAGCGCATGGAACGGCCAGTGCAAGTCAGAGATGACGCCCGTCTTACTCGATGTAACGTCACAGATGGAGTCGGGCCGTAGGTCGCCAGCGATCAGATCCGTCACACCGTCGGACCGCTCGCGCCGTCGAAACTCGTTAGCGATCATCGACATCCCCAGCGCCTTCGCTTTGTCGTCGTTCATCTGGTCAGCACCAGTCATCGGAGCAGGTGGTAGCTCGCCCTTCTTGCGGAGTCTATACCGCTGCTGTGCTGTCAGGCCGTCGTCGTGCTGCACAAGCGCTTTCGTCGCCTGCCCACCGACAGATCCGTTGGCCCCACGTTCGGCCTTGACACGGGCGTCGCGTGCCTCGCGAATTAGCTCGAACTCTTCGGCAGTCATGCGGTACCGCTTGTTGCCTGCGCTGGTCAGCTTTGCCATAGGTTCGGTTCCTTCGTGACGTGATCGATGCGTGCCCTTGCTATCTCCAGATATTCGGCCTCGCGCTCTATGCCGATGAATCGGAAGCCTTCCATGATGGCGGCCTTGCCCGTCGAGCCGCTGCCCATGAACGGATCTAAGATGGTGCCGTTCGGCGGGGTCACCAGCCTGCAGAGATAGCGCATGAGGTCGGTAGGCTTGACAGTGGGGTGGTGGTTGGCGTCGCCGCGGTCGGCCTTGCTCGCCTTCGCGCAGTAGAAGAAGCGGGCGGCTGAGCCGGAGTCTGGCAATCTATCTTCGCGTGTGCGTTGGCGCTCTTTGCCCTTGCTTTGTCCGTTTGTAGGTTGTTGAGTTGTTCCGCAAAATCCACCACTGTTCGTCTGCGGAAACAACCCCACCACCTCCTCGCTGCCGTCGTGGATCAGGTTGGCGGGCCAGCGGCCTTGTCCAGATTCGCATGGGATGCGAGACCCGTCCACATTCACCCCACCCGTCCCCCACGTTAGGACGTTGTTCGCCACCGTGCCGACGATCGGCTTGCGTGCCACCGTGATAGGCTCAAGGGCGGGCTTTAATGCCGTGCCCCATCCGGCCCACTCCTTAGCCGCAGCCGTGGCGGGGGCGGTGATGTCAACAAGTCCGCGGGCGTTGCGGGAGTCCGTGAATCGGCCTACGGTTGCGCCGGTCCCACCAGACAGGCCGCTCGACTTTTCGCCCACCACCTCGCGCTCGGCCTCGTCGTATAGCAGCGCGAACTCATTAGGAAGCGACAACATCTCCCTCACCCGCTCCCAGTGATGACGCGGAGGCATTCCCCCACGATGGTCGGTTCGCGCCCAGTAGCAAGATGAGGATTTGATTCCCAACGCGCGGTCAATATCCGCATGTTTCATGTCAGATTTCTCAACAGCTGCAGCGTATGATTCAGAGAATGCACGCCATGCCAGCGCGTCGCCGCCAGCCTTGTCGATCGCCTTACTTACGTCCAGCGACTTCGGGAACCCCGACCCGTACACCCACGCGATCATGTCGCGTATCTCAAAGCCCGCATCCTCGATGCGTACCGCCATGCGATGTTGCGTCCGCGTGCCTGCAAAGGCCAGCAGGTGGCCACCGGGCTTCAGCACCCGCAGGCACTCACGCCACACGGCCTCGTCGGGAACGTCGTAGTCCCATCGCTTGCCCATGAAGGACAGGCCATAGGGCGGGTCTGTGACGATCGCGTCGATGCTGTTATCGGTCATCGTGCGCAGGACATCGAGACAGTCGCCGTGCTTCAGTTCAAACATTGTAGACCCTCACTCCAGAATCAAAGCCCTTCATGGCATACACCACCGCATCGACCATGTCGTCGTGGTCGCCCTCGGGGAACTGCAGTAGCTCGCCCTCGAACTCTGGCGGCAGGGTCGCGCTGTGATAGACGAGGCCGTGCTCGTACTTGCCTAGCGTCGGCAGGAAGCGGCTGCGCTTGTCACGGTCGGGATGGATCGCGTTGACGTAGTATTCGCGCATCTCCATCTTCAGGTCTTCGACGATTGCCGCCTGGTACTGTACCGCCTCGATGTTGACGAACGTCGGCTGCCACTTCGCGGCCATCTTCTTGATCGCCGTCTTCGTGTCGTTGAAACCCATTTGCCGACGCAACACGTCGACGATGTAGTAACGGTTGTCTACCTTGCCAACGACGGCGATGGCCGTATAGTCGGCGCCCTCTTTCGTACTGATGGCAAGGTCGACGCCCATGTTATACTCGATGCGTTCGCCCTCGGCAGGGTGGCCGTAGCGGATGTCCTCGCGGTTGACAAGGGCGCCCTGCAAGTCGATGAACTCCGCCATGTACTCCTGACGGAATACGATGTCAGGCGTGTTCGGGTCTTCCTTCGCGGCCATGATCTCCCCCACGTCGATGAATGGGTTTGACGTCGTCGGCATCTGCCATGACTGCCAAGCCGGGTGCTTGGTGTCGTACAGGGTCTTGAAATAGTTACCGCCCGCAGGGGTCGACAGAAAGTAGGCATCACCGAGGAAGTCCGCAAGAGCCGGCCGCACCACCTTCGTCCATGCATCCTCGAGGTTCGGGCTGTGGGCTGCCTCGTCGATGATGGCACGGGCGTAACGGTTGCCACGGATCCCGTCGAACCTGTGCAGGCCAAACCAGTCCATCCGCGCGCCGTTGGTGAACAGCAGCACGCCCTCGCTGATCTTCGCATCCTTCAGGATCGGGCGGTAAAACTCGGTAGCCTCTGACCATCGCTTTTCGTAGTCAACGGCCGTCGGGGTCATGTACACCACCGGCATACGCTGCGCGATCGTCTCCAGTGCCAAGGCAAACGCCAAGCGGCTTTTACCCCACCGTCGCCCGCAGCAGATCACGTTGAACCGCTTACGTTCGTCGATGACGCGGCGCTGGCCGTCGTGAAGGTCGATCGTTACGTTATCCTTCATCGGTCTCACCTCCGCCCGTGAGCAGCTTGGCAGTGCCAAAGTTCAGTTTGATGTCCCGGGTGTCGTTGGTCGACACTTCGACCTGTTGACGCTGCAGGCGAGGCTTGACGAACTCGAGGATCGTGAGGTAATGCTTCATGAACGTCTCCGGGTCGGATGACTCCAGTTCGCGCATGTATCTCTCAAGGCCGTCGTTCATGATGTAGTCTTGCAGCTTCAGCCATAGCTCGCGCTTCGGTGTGGGTTTGTGCGGACCCACAGCGTAGCTATTGCCCTTCAGGTCGTGACGTGCTGCCACTGGTTAGTCTAGTTCCATTCCAGTCACCGCCTCGTGACTATCTGGTGACAATCTCTGTACCGTTCGGCGAACTCGCGGTCGGAGTCGAGCAGGACGGAAGCCCGTTTGATGCTGTCGTAGACGTTCGACCGTGTCCGCTGCAGCTCGCGCCCGATCTGGGCGCCAGAATATCCACAGCACATGTGCAGAAGGTGCGCAACGGTGTGACGTGCATCGGCCAGCTCGCGGTATCGGTGAACGGAGACGAGCGCGCGAGGCGTCACGCCGTAGACCTGGCACACGGCATGGATGACAATTTCGGCGACGGCGTCACCATCGGACAGGGTCATGATGTCACCAGTCGAGGTTAGCGCATGTGTGGTTCCCGTCG